CTACGGAAACAGCCCCGGCATGGAGTCGCTCGGCGACATCAAGCAACTCCAGCACGAGCAGCTCCGCAAGGCGCAGGCCATCGACTACCAGACGAAGCCGCCGCTCCAGGTGCCGGCCGCCATGAAGAACCGCGACGTGGAGACGCTCCCGGGCGGGATCTCGTACTACGACGGCGCATCGAACGGGATCAAGACCGCGTTCGAGGTGAACCTCAACCTCCAGTACCTGCTGAACGACATCGTGGACTGCCGCGAGCGCGTCCGCGGCGCGTTCTACGCCGACCTGTTCCTCATGCTGGCGAACATGCCGAACACGCGCATGACCGCCACCGAGGTCGCCGAGCGCCACGAGGAGAAGCTCATCATGCTTGGGCCCGTGCTCGAGCGCCTGCACAACGAGCTGCTTTCCCCGCTCGTGGACATGACGTTCACGCGCATGATCTCGTCCGGCCTGATCCCGCCCGCCCCGCAGGAATTGCAGGGCATGGACCTGAACATCGAGTTCGTCAGCATGCTCGCGCAGGCGCAGCGCGCCATCGGCACCAACGCCGTTGACCGCTTCGTCGGAAACCTCGGCGCCATCGCGCAGATGAAGCCCGACATCCTCGACAAGTTCGACCAGGACCAGTGGGCCGACATCTACGCCGACATGCTCGGCGTGGACCCGTCGCTCATCGTTGCCGACAAGGACGTGGCCCTGCTGCGCAACGCCCGCAACCAGGCGCTCGCCGCCAAGGAGCAGGCCGCCGTCATGCAGCAGCAGTCGCAGACGGTGAAGAACATGGCGCAGGCGCCAACGCAGGGACAGAACGCGCTCACCGACGTGGTGAACATGTTCAGCGGTTACAACTCGCCCTCGGCGATTGAGGTCTAAATGGCAATGGTCAACATGAAGATGGAGTCGGACGAGAACGAAGGCGAGATGTACCCCGAGGAGCTGTGCATCGAACTCGAGGCCGAGCAGCTCTCCAAGCTCGGGATCAACGCCCCCATGCGGGTCGGAACCGAGGTCACGATCACCGCACGCGCCTACGTCAAGGAGGCGAGCACGACGATGGTTGAGGGCGGCGTCGAGCCGAGCATCGAACTCCAGATCACCGACATGTCCGTCGCCGCCGGCAACACGATGGGCAGCGCAGCCACCATGCTGTACGGCGGATGAGAGTACCCGTAAGCATTAGACACAGGGATACATTCCGCCCGTGAGCACGTACGACCCCCTCGATCTGCGGGGCCAGGAGCGCGACAAGGCCGAACGCGAGCTGCGTGAGCGTCTGGAACGGCAGGCCGAGGAGTCGGACATCAAGTGGCTCATGTCCAGCAAGCGCGGCCGCCGCATCGTGTGGCGGCAACTGGACCAGGCGGGCGTGTTCCGAAGTTCCTTCAACACCAACGCGATGACAATGGCATTCGCGGAGGGCGGAAGAAACCAAGGACTGCGAATGCTCGCCATGGTCCACGCGCTCTGCCCGGAGCAGTACCCGGCAATGATGAAGGAACAAGCAACCCATGACGGAACCAACGATGATGGAAGCAGCCGCAACGACCACTGAAGGCGCTTCCCCATCCTCGGTCCCCGATGCAGTTGCGGCGACGGCCGACAAGCTGTACGGGGACACCAAGGCGACCGCGACCCAGGGCCAGCAAGCCGCCGATGCGGCCGCTGCTGGTAAGGAACCTGCGCCGGCCGACGCCGCCAAGACCGAGGCACCCGCCGAGGCCAAGGCAGCGCCGGAAACCTACGAGTTCAAGGCACCGGAGGGTCGAGCGTTCGACCCCGAGGTCATCGCCGAGTACTCGAAGGTGGCAAAGGAACTGAACCTGTCGCAGGAAGCCGCGCAGCGCGTCCTCGACTCCGTTGGCCCCAAGCTGGCGGAACGTCAAGCGGCGCAGATCGAGGCCGTTCGCAACGGCTGGGCCGACAGCTCAAAGGCCGACAAGGAGTTCGGCGGCGAGAAGCTGACCGAAAATCTTGGCGTTGCGAAGAAGGCGCTCGATCAGTTCGGGACTTCCGAACTGCGCGACCTGTTGAACGAATCGGGCCTCGGGAACCACCCCGAGGTGATCCGGTTCATGTACCGCGCCGGCAAGGCCATCAGCGAGGACAAGGTCATCACGGGTGCGGCCGCCACGGCCAAGCCCGGGCCGAAGTCGTTCGCCGATCTCGCCGACGCTCTCTACAGCACCTAACCACCACAAGGAGCCACCACAATGGCAGTTCTCTCTAGCAGCAACCTGACGCTCGCCGACTGGGCGAAGCGCACCGATCCCGAGGGCCGCGTCCCGGTCATCGCGGAACTCCTGTCGCAGTCCAACGAGATCCTCGAGGATTGCGTGTTCAAGGAGGGCAACCTCCCCACCGGCGAGCGCGTCGTGATCCGCACGGGCCTCCCCGCCGTGTACTGGCGCGCCCTCAACCAGGGCATCCCGAACAGCAAGTCCACGACCGCGCAGGTCGATGAGGCGTGCGGCATCCTTGAGGCCCGCAGCGAGGTCGATAAGGATCTCGCCATGCTGAACGGCAACACCGCGCAGTTCCGCCTGTCCGAGGACGTGGCCTTCCTTGAGGCCATGAACCAGACGCAGGCGACCACGATGTTCTACGGCAACCCCGCCATCGAGCCGAAGTCGTTCCTCGGCCTCGCGGCGCGGTACTCGGCTGCCCCCGGCAGCTCGGGCATCGGCCAGAACATCATCGAGGGCGGCGGCACGTCCACCGACAACACCAGCGTCTACCTGGTGGTGTGGGGCGACAACACCGTCTACTGCCCGTTCCCGAAGGGATCGACCGCCGGCCTCATGCATGAGGATCTCGGCGAGCAGACCGTGTACGACGGCAGCAACCGCCTTCAGGCGTACGCCACGCGCTACCAGTGGAAGAACGGCCTCGTCGTGAAGGACTGGCGCTACGTGGTCCGCATCGCGAACATCGACGTGAGCGATCTCGTCGGCGCGACCGGCACGCAGCTCTCGTCCGCGGCGACCGCCCTCATCAAGCTGATGGCTCGCGCCATGTACCGCATCCCGAACATGTCGGCCGGCCGTGCGGCGTTCTACATGAACCGGACCGTTCACTCGGGCCTCGCCATCCAGGCGATGGACCGCGCACAGAACGTCCTGGCCGTGAACCAGGGTCTGTCGCAGTTCGGCACCCCGTACAGCTGGCTGTCGTTCCTCGGCGTTCCGTGCCGCCGCGTGGACGCCCTCATCAACGCAGAAGCCCGCCTCACCTGATAGGTGAAGGCAGAAAGGAAACCACGAAATGATTCTTGACAACAACCTTCGTCTCGGCAACACCGGGGCGATCACCTCGGCCGCCACCTACATCACCGGGACCAGCGGTACCCCGGATGTCGTTGACCTCCAGAGCGGCACCGCCTACTCGGCCACGGCCAGCGGCACGCTCTACACCGTCGCGCAGGGAACCCAGAACCGTGACATCGGCGAGGGACGCGACCTGTACGTCGTGTTCACCGTCACCACCGCCCTCGCGGGCGGCACGAACGCCACCTTCCAGGTGGTCGCGTCCTCGTCCTCCACGCTTGCCTCGGGCAACATCGTGGTCGGCGAGGTCGGTGTCATCACCACCGCAAACCTCGCCGCTGGCCGGCAGGTCGTGGTCCGCGTCAGCCAGCAGCAGATCGCTGCCACGGCCCTGCGCTACCTCGGTGCGCAGGTCGTGACCACCGGCACCCACACTGCCGGCGTCATCAGCGCGGACATCGTCATGGACATCCAGGACGGCCGCACGGCGTATGCCTCCGGCTTCACGGTGGCCTGATAGGAGCACCCAATGGCGAAGGTCAAGGCAAAGGTTCTCTGCTTCGTGGACAACGGCCTCCGGCAGCCCGGGGACACGTTCGACTACGACGGTCCGTACAACAAGCACCTCGAGTATCTCGAGGCTGCCAAGCAGCCGGAGCGCGCCGCCGATTCGTCGGAGGCGCCCATGCCCAAGCTGCGCGGACGGAAGCCCAAGGCCGAGGCCAGCGCCACGGAGTGATCCGATGTTGAGTCTGTGAACAAGGAGGGGAGTCGGCGGGAAACCACGGCTCCCCTCCTCTCACAAGGAGGTCGGCATGGCGTCGGAAGTGGAAATCTGCAACCTCGCCCTCGCGTACCTCGGCGACGATGCCACGGTCGCGAGCATCAACCCGCCAGAGGGATCGCCGCAGGCAGAGCACTGCCAGCGGTTCTACCCCATCGCACGGGACACGCTCCTCCAGATGCACAACTGGTCGTTCGCATCGCGCCGCGTGAGCCTCGCGCAGGTGACGATGCCGTACACCATGTGGAAGTACGCATACGCCTGCCCCGGGGACATGATGGTCGCGGTGGCCGTGCTGCCTCCGCAGGCCGAGAACGACTACGCGGTGCGCGCCTACCCGGCCGACCGCTACGGATGGGGATGGATCAACACCCCGTTCAACGCCGCAGGCACCTACGTGCCGCAGGAATACCAGATCGAGACGGACACACTGGGGAACAAGGTCATCTACACGAACCAGGAGAACGCGCTCCTGCGATACCAGGCGCTCGTGTCCGACCCGACCAAGTTCGACCCGCTGTTCACGAACGCACTCGCATGGCACCTCGCGTCCATGCTCGCCGGCCCGGTCGTGAAGGGCGCCGAGGGATCGGCAGAGGGCCGCAAGGCGGCGCAGATGGCGATGGCCTACGTGCAGCAGGCCAAGCAGTCCGACGCCAACCAGCGCAGCGTCAGCCCCGAACACATCACCCCTTGGATGAGCGGCCGCTGACATGGCGCAGACCCGCACCTACACCCGCTCGTTCGCAGGCGGCGAGGTGTCGCCCGAGATGTGGGGTCGCATTGATGACGTGAAGTTCCAGACGGGCGCGGCGAAGATGCAGAACTTCATCGCGCTGCCGCAGGGGCCGGCCGAGAACCGACCCGGCACCGCGTTCGTGCGCGAGGTCAAGGACAGCACCAAGCGCACGCGGCTGCTTCCGTTCACGTTCAGCACCACGCAGACGATGGTGCTCGAGCTCGGAGCCGGGTACTTCCGGTTCCACACGCAGGGCGCGACGCTTGGGCCCGGGACGCCTGCCGCCTACAACGGCGCGACCGCCTACGTGGTCGGGAACCTCGTCTCGAGCGGCGGCGTGAACTACTACTGCATCGCGAACACGACGGGCAACGCGCCGCCGAACGCCACGTACTGGTATGCCATGCCGGCCGGGATCTACGAGATCCCGAACCCGTACGCCGAGGCCGACCTATTCGACATCCACTACGTGCAGTCGGCCGACGTGCTGACGCTCGTGCACCCGAACTACGCGCCCCGCGAGCTGCGCCGACTGGGCGCCACCACGTGGACGCTGACCACGATTTCGTTCGCATCGACGGTCACGTCGCCGACCGGGTTGAGCGTGACGGCCAACCGAGGCGAGGCGCTCAACCTGATCGGGTTCACGTCGGCAAGCCCGGGAACGGCGCACACCAGCGCACCGCACGGATTCGCCGTTGGAGATCCTGTGTACCTCGACGGCGGAACGTGGACGAACCCGTTCCCGGACGATTACTACATCGTGTCGGCCATTGGGCCATCCGACAAGTTTCAGGTCCGCGCCTACAGCACCGGAGTGGCGCTCGACACCACGCCATACGGCACGTGGTCATCCGGCGGGTACGTGCAGTTCGGCGACAAGGCGCTGGACTTCACCAGTTACTACGTGGTGACCACCGTCGCGCCGAACGGCATCGACGAGAGCGCGCCGAGTTCGCCCGTGAGCGCGAACAACAACCTGAACGCGCAGGGCTCAAGCAACACGATCACCTGGTCATCGGTCACTGGCGCGGCGCGCTACAACATCTACAAGCGTCAGAACGGGCTGTACGGCCTCATCGGCCAGACGGACCTGACCACGTTCACGGACAACAACATCGGTCCTGATATGGGCATCACGCCCCCCATCGTGGACACGGTGTTCGCGTCGGCCGGGAATTACCCCGGCGCGGTCAGTTACTTCGAGCAGCGCCGAGTGTTTGCCGGCACGACGAACGCGCCGCAGACGATGTGGATGACGCGCACGGGAACCGAGAGCGACATCTCGTACCACATCCCGATCCAGGACACCGACCGCATCGCGTTCCGCGTGGCAGCACGCGAGGCCAACACCATCCGGCACATCGTCCCGCTGACGCAGCTCCTCGCGCTTACGAGCGCGGCCGAGTGGCGCATCAGCCCCGTCAACAGCGACACAATCACCCCGACCACGATCTCCGTGCGTCCGCAGTCCTACGTCGGAGCCAACAACGTGCAGCCTTCCATCGTGAACAACACGGTGGTCTACTGCTCGGCCCGCGACGGCCACGTGCGCGAGCTGGGGTACTCGTGGCAGGCGAGCGGGTTCGTGACGGGCGACCTGTCATTGCGCGCCACGCACCTGTTCGACACCTACGACATCACGGACATGTGCTACAGCAAGGCACCGCAGCCGCTGTTGTGGTTCATTTCAAGCACTGGCAGCATGCTCGGCCTGACATACATCCCCGAGCAGCAGGTCGGCGCATGGCACCAGCACGTCACGGACGGCGCGTTCGAGAGCTGCGCTGCCGTGGCCGAGGGAGCCGAGGACCGCCTGTACGTGGTGGTCAAGCGCACCATCGGCGGCGTCACCAAGCGGTACGTCGAGCGGTTCGCGAGCCGACAGGTCACGACCATCGAGAACTGTTTCTTCGTGGACAGCGGCCTGACGTACGACGGCACCAACGCGACGGCCACCACGGTCACGGTGACGGGCAGCACCTACCTGCCGTCCGACACGCTGACGATCACGGCGAGCAGCCCGATCTTCCAGTTCCCGTCCACGAGCACGCCGCCCACGGACATCAACGACGCCATCGTGATGACCGACTCGGCCGGCAACAAGTACCGCCTGCGGATCATCGGCACGACGAGTACGACCGTGGCGACCGCCCGCGTGGACGTGACGCTGCCGGCGGCGCTCCGCAACGTCGCCACCACGGTCTGGGCGTTCGCCCGAGACACCATCGGGGGGCTGACGCACCTCGAAGGCAAGACGGTCAGCATCCTTGCGGACGGTGCCGTCATGCCGCAGGTGGTTGTGGCGAGCGGCCAGGTCACGCTCCAGCGCGCAGCGGTGCTCGTCCACGTGGGTCTGCCCTACGACAGCGACCTTGAGACGCTCCCGATGGCGATCCAGATGGAGGCGTTCGGGCAGGGCCGCGCCAAGAACGTCAACGAGGCGTTCCTGCGCGTGTATCGCTCGAGCGGGATCTTCGTCGGCCCGGACAACGACAACCTGACCGAAGCCAAGCAGCGCACCACAGAGCCGTATGGCTCGCCGCCCGGGCTCAAGACGGACGAGATCGGCGTGAAGCTCACCCCGACCTGGCGCCAGTCGGGACGCATCTACGTGCGGCAGTCTGACCCGCTGCCGCTCACCATCGTCGGGCTCACGCTCGAGGTCGCCATCGGAGGCTGACATGGGACTCGTCACCGCACCATTCGGCGTGAACACGCAGAGCACCCTGATGACGGGGTACAACCCCGCCACGTACCTCGGCACGGGGCAGTCGGTGCAGCCGCTCGCGCAGGCCGCGCCATCGGGGCCGGGGTTCGCGAGTTCGTTCGCCGAGGCCATGACCGTGGCCGGACCCATCGCGTCGATTTTCGGGGCCGTGACGGGGGCGGTCGGGTCGTTCTACGCGGCACAGAGCCAGCAGAACCAGCTCAAGATGCAGGCCCAGAACCAACGGTTCGCGGCCGAGATGGCGCTCATCAACCAGCGCGGCGCGGAGTTCACGGCCGGCCAGATCGGGCGCGAGGGGCAAGCGCGGTTCGGTGCGTACTCCATGCGGGCGGGACAGGCCCGTGCGAGCGCGCAGGCGTCCCTGGCGGCCCGTGGCGCCGTCCTCGGCGTCGGGTCGGCGAAGGAGATCGTCGGCAGCATGGACCTGATGAAGGAGATCGACCGCCTGAATATCAGCGCCGCCACCGTGCGCGAGCAGGAGGCCGCCCGCTTGCAGGCGTTCAACCTCGGCACGCAGGCCACGATGGCTGGCATCTCGGCCCGCAACCTCGAGGCCACGGCCGGGACCATCTACCCGGGCCTGTCGCTCGGCACCAGCCTGCTCGGGAGCGCGACGGACATCGCCGGCCAGTGGGCCCGCAACCGCCGCGTCGAGGAGCTGCTCATGGGCGTCTCGCAGCAGAGGATCTAAACCATGCCCACCGTCCCCACGTCATTCGTGCCGCAGACCGCACCGCAGGGCGGCGGCGACATCGGCCAGTTTCAGGCACCCGGCATCGCGGCCGCCGAGAACCTCGCAGGGCCGCAGGTCGCCCGTTTCGGGCAGGCGATGGTCGGGGCGGGCAACCAGGCGTTCCGGCTCGGGTCGGCCATCCAGGACGGCATTGACGAGGCTGCGACCAAGGAAGCCGACGTGGCCGCCGGCAGGGCCATGCAGCAGGTCGCCGACAAGTACCTCGCCACGGTCGGCAAGACGGCGGAAACGTCGTTCGAGGCGGCGCAGGCCGAACTGGCGCAGGCGGCCGCTGGTGCCGCCGACATGCTCCAGAACGACACGCAGCGCCGCATGCTCGGGCCGATTCTCGCTCGGAACATGGGAGTGTTCCAGAGCCGCATGGGCCAGCACCGGGTGCAGCAGGTCAAGGTCTACCAGACGAACGAGTCGGTGGCACGCGCCGAGTTGAGCGCGGACTACGCCATCCAGGCATACGCGCAGCGCGGCGAGAAGGACGCCGAAGGCCGTCAGATAGGGCTCATCCGCTACGCGGCCAACGCCGACACGGCTGTCGCCGAGATCCGCAAGGCCGGCGAACTCATGGGGTACGCGCCGGATTCGGCGCAGATGAAGCAGCTCGAGCAGAAGGTCTACGACCGCATGGCGGTCGGCATCGTGAACTCCATGATGGTGCAGAAGGAATACGGGCAGGCCGACGATTTCCTGTCAGACCCCGGAACCGCCGAGACGCTTGACGCCAAGACGCTCGGCGCGCTTCGCGAGTCCGTGACCGCCAACCAACAGAAGTCGGTGGTCGGGGAACTGGCGTCGAGCATCATGGAGACGGGGCTGCTCATGGCGAAGAGCGACCCCAAGACCTACTGGCAGCAGAAGGACGGCCCCGTGGAACCGCCATCGACGCTGCGCGAGGCGCTTGACCTGTCCGAGCAGATCAAGGACGATGACACCCGCAAGTTCGTGCAGAACGAACTGCGGACCCGCTACGCGCAGGAGGACGCGCTTATCGACCGCGAGTACGCCACGCTCATCGACAACATCGAGCAGTACCTTGCCGTCCCCGGCAACTCGCTCGCCGACGTGCCGCCCGACCAGTTCGGCCGGCTGCGGCCGGTGGACAGGCAGAAGTTCCTGCGCGGCCAGCGCGACCAAGACGAGATGACGATCATGGAGCAGGTGGCGCGCAACCCGTCGCTCGTGGCCGAGGGCGACTGGCTTGAGCGCAACCGCAGCAAGATGACGCACGCCACGTTCGTGAAGTTGCTCGCCGACCGCAGCAAGCCCGACCGTATCCAAGCGGCGACAATCGACGCCGACCAGCTTGAGGCCACGCTGACGCGCAATGGATTCGACACGCTTGCCGCACCTCCACGCGGCGACAAGCAGGCCGCCGAGCAGTCGCTGTTCCTGCGCGACAACGTCAAGACCATGATCGATGCCGAGCAGGCCAGAGTCGGTCGCGCCTTGTCGCGCACCGAGAAGCAGGCCATCATGGACCGTTCGATCCTGGACAAGGTCTACGTGCAGCGGTCGTGGAGCCGTGACCCGCAGGTGCCGTTCTCGGCGCTTGGGCCGGACGAATTGCAGCAGGCATACGTCACGGTCGGGAACTCCGACGTGATGATCCGAGACATTCCCGAGCGGCGCATCATGCAGATCCGCAACGCGCTTGAGCGCGCCGGACTCCCGACCGACCTCAAGAGCATCGCGGACACGTGGGTCCGCGCAGGCAAGCCTCAATGATCGAGCCAGACATCAACGAACGCATGGCCCGGTTCGCACCTTCGCAGAACATGGGTGATCCCGGCGACGATGCCATTGAGCGCGCCGTTGCCGGGATGGCCGGGGTGCCAGCGCGCCCGCAGTTTGAGCAGGACGCTGACATCGACGCTGCCGTGCTCCAGATCGCAGGCGAGCGACGGCAGGATATGGCCGCATCGCTGATGGCCGCATCGCAGGTCAATCCTGACCAGGCGGCGCGTGCGAGCAAGCTCGGCGAGCAGTTCGGGGTAGGGCAGGACATCGCGCTCCGCAACATGCAGGAGCTCGAGCGCGAGGCCACCGTGCGCGACATCCAGCGCATGGACCTGATGCGGAACGACCCGGTGCTTGCGCGCTACTTATCCGACCGTGCGTTCGCGTCCGAGGCGCAGGACGATGTCGGTGTGCTCTCCAAGCTGCGGCCGCTCGTCATGGAGGCCGCGCTCATCAGCGCGTTCGGGCCAGCCCCGATCCTGAAGCGCGGGTTTGAGCGTGGATCATTGGTCGCGGAACGAGGCGACATCGGTACCAAGGCGATGGCCGGGTTCACGACGCAGGCCGACTTCGACCGAGTGAAGCAGATCGAGGAGGAGATGCGGACGCTCGGGCAGATGGGCATCCTCGGCACGACGGCCGAGATGGTCGGCCAGAACGTGGCGCAGCTTCGGACCATCGGCACCACGGCCGCTGCCGGCGCTGGCGTCGGCAGTTTTTTCGGTCCTGCGGGCACCGTGATCGGCGGCGGGATCGGCGCAACCGCTGGCGTCGTTGGCTCCACGGCATCAATGGAGGCTGGGAACCTGTACCTCGACCTGCGGGACGAGGGCGTGAGCGATGACACGGCGATCCCCACCGCAATCGCTGGCGGGTTCCTGAATGGCGTGATCGAGGTCGCCGGCATGAAGATCGCCGCCAAGCCGTTTCAGGCGCTGGCGAAGCGTGTCATGGCCGAGGCCGTGTCGGACGCCATCAAGAAGCCGACGATGCGCGCTGCGCTCGCCGCGGCCGGCAAGGGTTACCTGATGCAGGTCGGTGCCGAGGGCGCCGAAGAGGCGTTGCAGGAAACGGTCATCATCGCGGGCGAGGAGATCGCCAAGGCCGTCGAAGGCGTGGACAGCGAGACGGGCATGCGGCAGGCGGTTGACCGCGTGCTTGAGTCGTTCATGTACGGGGCGATGGGGGCGTCGATCCTGGGCGGCGTCGGCCCAGGCGCGAACCTGTTCGTGGACTTGCGGCGTGCATCAAACAGCGAGCGGCAACAGCGGTTCTTCGATGGGCTTGCGGCCAACGGCAAGGAAAGCCGCCTTGCCCAGCGCAGCCCGGTCGGATACGAGCGTTTCCTTGCGTCGCAGGCCGAGGGAACGACGGCCGAGACGATCTACGTGGACGGCCGCATCGCGCAGCAGGTGCTTGCGCAGAGCGGCGTCCCCACGGCGCAGCTCGAGGAGATCCTGCCGGGAATCCGTGAGCGCATTTCGGAGGCCGTCCAGACGGGCGGCGACGTGACGATCCCCACGGCGCGGTTCGGGGCGCGGCTGGCGAACACGGACCTCGGGAACGCGCTGCTGCCGCACATGCGGCTGTCGCCCGACGCCATGAGCGCGACCGAGGCGCAGGAGTTCGCCACGCGCCGGCAGGAGGTCGTGCGCGAGGCCGAGCAGATTCTGGCGCAGAAGCAGGAGGCCGACGCGACGTTCGTGCAAGAAGCGCAGCAAATCCACGACCGCATCCGCCATCAGGCGATTGCGGCTGGGCAGGAACCC